AACATCATATGCAACCGCAAGTGATATAAAATTGTTTTTCAAAAAAGTGGAAAGGTGAGTAAAATGGCAGAAATATATAAAGGAGTATGGGAGGACGATCAAGGAAATAAGCTTTATTCAGATAATGATACAGAGACCACACGGGATTCGAGTGGAATTCCTCTTAATAATGGAGGGGACTTGTCTGAAGCCAGCGTTAATTTTACTGTAGGTACGTCGCGCAAGGCTTTGACACCAAAAGCACGGTTTAAAGCATTGATGGGAGACATTGCGAAATGGCTGACCGATTTAGGACCAGCTGCTTTTTATAAAGTGGCTGATGATTTTACAACAACGGCTGAAAACTATCTTTTTACAGCACGAAAAGGGAAACAGCTTAAGGACGAGATAGATGGAATAAATAGCGATTTAAACGGTATAAAAACCTACTCGTCCACAGAGCAGGTAATAGGACTATGGATGGACGGTAAAAGCCTGTATCGCAAAGTGGACTCTTTTACAATGCCAACACTGACCCTTAACGCCTGGAACAATTTTCACACAGCTCCATCGGGAGTAAATTTAAAACGAGTGTATGGCATAGTGGATAACATGTATCCACTGCCTTATGTAGAGCCATCTTTTACAATGGGCTTTCTGTTTTCGGACAATTTAGTAAAAATAATATCAAACTCCAATAATCTGGCAGGAAAGGCAGTCAGCTTTGTAATGGAGTATACAAAATAAAGCAGGCTTTAATTTGGTATTATAAGGTATTCAATGACACATGTTCCACTGAGCATGGCAGCGTTTGTTGCGGCAAAAACTATATCGACCGAGTTTATTCCCTTATTCTTAATTCCTGCAAATGGAACTGTTACGTTACCCACGACAAGGGTGCAGGTTACGAAATAATCGCTTGATAGATTCAAATTATGGACAAGAGTCCCCCATCCATTTGAAAAGGTAATATTTTCACGGCCACAAATTGGTTTTTTCTCCAGTAAACTGGTTAAATCGCTATTTATTTAATATGTAAACTTGTTAAATGGTCCTCAAATGAGGACTTATTTTTATACCCGGTTCCCGGGAGAAAGAGAGGAAATTTATGAGCAACACAATTTTAGTCCTTAAGGACGGTACTACAATTAATATGGAGGATGGTTCTACAATTAGAAATGTCCGCGTATTATCAGCGACCAAAACAGACATGGTAACCAGCTGGGATAAATTTACAAATGAAAATTTAAAATCAGTAGAGACACATATTGATGATTCTGTTTCTGGAAAATATGCTGAGCTGGTATTGGATGACGAAAAGTCTATTGTAAACGCAGATGGCACAATTCTGACAGAATTCCATTTACGGGAAAAAACAGATATTGAAAAACTGCAGGAAATGGTAACTGCACAAAATGCAGAAATCGCAGCGCTTAAAGAAGGACAGGGAGTTCAGGACGGCGCAATTGATGATCTGGGTGTAGTAACATCCACCCTCGCAGAACAGATTGAAGGAGGTATTCAGTAATGGGTAGATTTTATGGATTAAAAATTCAGGCTGGAGAAAAAACGTTGGAGGAAGTTCCGAAACTTTGGAAAACTGCCACAGAAAAGTGGCTGAAAGAAAACCAGTAAAGGAGAAAACCAGCATGGTTGAGTTTGTAGTGAAATACTGGCTGGAATGCTTATTTGGAGTTGTGACAGCTGCCCTGACATGGGGATATAAAAGGCTTGCGAAGAGGGTGAGAGAGCAGGAGGCCATAAAAGAAGGTGTCCTGGCGATATTACATGACAGGCTCTTCCAAGCTGGGAGATATCATATTTTGCAAGGATACATATCCTTGGAAGAACTGAAAAACGTAGAATACCTATACCGCAGTTACCATGCTTTGGGCGGGAACGGGACAGGTACAGAAATCTGGGAGCGTATAAAGGATCTCCCATTAAAAAAGAAGGAGAATTAATTTATGGAAACTATGTTATCGAATATGACACTTTTAATCGCAGCTATAGGTATTCTGGCATTCATTGTTTCTTTAATCACACAGGTTTTTAAAGGGGTAGGAGTGCTGGCAAAGATACCCACAGATATCCTTGTGTTTATCCTGTCTATTGCAATTACTGTGGTGGCATTTATTGCCTATATGCAGTATATAAAGCTGGTAATTATTTGGTATATGTATGTTGCTGCAGTCATAGCCGGATTTATTGTCGCATTCGTGGCAATGTATGGCTGGGAAAAGCTTTCGGAGCTTTGGAAGCGGTTTTATAAAGGTGCAAAATAATTTATTTTGGGGACGGGAAAACGTCCCCTTTTTCTTTCTTGCGGAGGAATAGACTATGAGAATAAACATACATGCCGGGCATAACCCGGACGGGATGACCGCCTGCGGTGCTGTGGGACTCATACGTGAGTCCACGGAAGCCCGGTCGGTAAAAGATAGGGTAGTGACGCAATTAACGGCTATGGGCCATACAGTGTATGACTGCACATGCAATAACGGCACCAGCCAGCAGGACGTGCTCAAGCGGATTGTGGAGGCCTGTAATAAAAACGATGTGGATCTGGATGTGTCAATCCATTTCAACGCAGCTGCGAACCCGGAGCCGGACGGGAAGACTACGGGAATGGAAGTTCTGGTGTTTGGAAAGACATCCAAGGCAGTGCCATGGGCGCAGAAGATTGCTGACAGCATAGCCGCGCTGGGATACCGCAACCGGGGAATAAAAGAGCGGCCGGGATTGTACGTCCTAAAGCATACCAAGGCGCCGGCACTCTTAATAGAGTGTTGTTTCGTAGACGATCCGGACGATATTGCATTGTACAACGCTGACCGGATGGCGGCGGCCATTGTGGCCGGCATAACCGGACAAGCTGCGGAGACTACGGCAGACGCGGCGCGGTTGGCGGCAATGAGCCAGGCAGAGTTTGTGGAATATATCGGCCAGCTTGCAGCGGCAGATATGCAGACATCTGGCATCCTGGCAAGCGTCACAGCGGCGCAAAGCATTCTTGAGTCGGGGTATGGCAAGTCAGAGTTGGCTCTGAATGCCCTGAATCTGGGAGGGATGAAGGCGGAGCTATCCGGTAATTCCTGGGCCTCCGCTTGGGATGGCAGGACATATATAAAAGATACTGCAGAGCAGCGGGCAGATGGTAGCTATTACACTGTTACGGCAGCCTTCCGGGCTTACCCATCGGTGACGGCGTACCTGGCTGACCATTCGGCCTATTTGTCCGGAGCCATGGCGGGAGACAGCCTGCGGTATGCTGGTGTGGTTGGCTGCAGAGATTACAGACGGGCCTTTGAGATTATTAAGGCCGGCAATTATGCATCGTCTCTGGACTACGTAAATAAACTTTGCGCAGCAGTGGAGCGCTGGAACCTTACCCGGTTCGACGGGGTAGCGTCTCCGGAACCGGACGGCAGCCTGTGGGCCAATATAGCAGGATTGTCCTTTACCTGGTCAGAGGCTTCCAGCTTCGGGCAGCTGCTGGCTCAGAATGGGATGCAAACGGTCCTCCGAAGAGTAAAAATATTGGAATAATGTGCGACGTCGCAAAAAAGAGGGGAAAAAATTCCCCTCTTAAAAATAAATTAAGCATTATATTATATCGTCTACTTTACAATTGAGCGCAATAGCAAGTTGTTTGAGGCTCTGAACGGAAGGATTAACAACCCCATTTTCCCATCGGGATATATCTTTTTGCGAAACGCCTATTTTTTGTGCAGGTTCTGATTGTGTCATAGCTGCATCTTTTCTTCGTTTCGCAATTTGAGATATCTTAAATAATCCGCGGTCACCAATTTCATATCCGGCCATAAAGCTTGATTGCATTTCTAAAGATGGCGAACAATTAAAATTCATATCATCTGGATCTATTGGTTCTAATAATACATTAATTTTCTTCTCTAAATCGGGAGTAAGCTTATGTAACTTAATAAGGCGTGTATACGCGGTCCCGATTGCAGCCATCGGGTTATGTGTTGCATTTTCTAATTCTGCACGGTTGGCACCTCTGTCTCGTGACGCATCCATTAAAATTCTGAATAGCCTTCCTATAACGTATAATTCTGAATGAATATTTGACATTATTTATACCTCCATTCTTTTGGCATTTCATTAACTATCATAGCGGTTCTTATTGACTTGATACGCTGCATGAGCGGTGCAGCGGAATCGACGCCAGAAAAATAATTAATAAAGAAAGATGCATTGTCCTCTTTTTCTGCAAGTAAGGCCCAGCTTTTATAAATATCGCTCATATTCTTATGCGCTGGATTATTTGCATCATACTGTGGATTTTTAACAAAGGAGTCATAAGCCTCATTTGAAGTATCCAGAATTGTCTTTTTAATTGTTTCAGCCCAAGCTATCTGTTTTTCTGTTCCTTTCATGGTAATCCCCCTTTTTTATACCATTATTATATGCCAATAATGGTATATTGTCAATAATATACCATCACAAAAAAATAAATAGCGATTTAGGAGGATTCTCTTTCAAAGAAGAAGCCGGGATAAAATATGTGCGAGGTGCGGATTCAGTCTGGGTCCCATTTAGCAGCATAGCCTATATTGCCAATTTCAAAGGTAAGTATGGGACAGGCAATAATTCTGTTATAACGGCTACACCAGGAGAAATCCAAGGCTACGAACTTGCACTTTACGGATTTACAAATTTATACATCTCAGGAGCAATGCATGTTGCTGCAATAAGTGCTGATAATAATCATGTACAGGCTGGCTCTCAATACGGCAGTGTTATTTCTGTTACTTATGGAGGTTATTTTGTCAAAACCGGAACTCCTTATATAATCAAAGAACACTCCCTAGTAAAAACCTCAACAGTAAATTTGAGTAATAACATTCCTGGTTATCGTCTTGTCGGAGGGGTATTACATTTTTCTGATTATTCTTCCAGTCAGACTGGCGGTGCAGCTATAGGAAATCTGGCAATGGACAATAGCACAGATATTATGATCGCCGATGTCTCATTCCAGTATTCTGCAGTTACTGTAAGCGCTAAACTTCTATATTTGCCAGGCTAAAGCGGGCTTTATCCAACTTTCAATATAGTAAGATAGCCATGTCGAGTATCGTCTATGCCTGTTATAGTAGTCGTACATGTATTCCCAATCTTTGCATGAACATAGCTGAAACAGACTGCCGTTTCAACGTTATTTCCGGTATATATCGTTTTCTGGTAATTGGCATATATAGAAGCAACATTAAGAGTGATAACAGGATCTCCTTTTTCATTCCATCCTTCCTTACAAACGCAGCTAGACACAATGTAATCTCCTTCTTCACCGAATGTATATGAAGAGGCATAAGAAGAATTATTATATACAAGTTTAATACCCTGGCTAAAAGGGAGTACTGTATCTGCACCTCCTGGAACGATATAGCCAGGCTTACCATCTGTTGTTTTGCCAAATTTATACCCGCCTAAATCGCTATTTACAATAGAACATATGTTTGTTATACTATATATGTGTATAGGAGGACTGAGATGAAAATAGGTGATAAGTGTTATATAATTGAAAATGGCCAAAGAGCCCAAGAAGTAGAAATAGTAAGATATAGCGGAGGATTTTATACAATAAGATATATTTCAAACCGTAAAACAGCGTTAAGAGTAAGAGCTGATCGGCTGTTTAAAACGGCAGAAATTGCGGAGGAACATATTATAAATAAGGAAGATACCCCTTCAAGATACAATTTGAATGCACAACTACGGTAATCGGCCGGGCTAGCGCCCAGGCCGATTTTTTACTGATAACATCTATGTACCGATTCCTCGGTCCCTATGTCTGTGAGCAGACCCGAAACCTCTCTGTACGGCATGGTATAACGCTGGGAGAGATAGCGCATGGAAGCGCCTAATTCTCCGTCCGGTCCGCCGTACTGGGAGATGATGAACTGTGCCAGCTTTGCATTGGGTTCCGTGATTTTAATCGGGAACTGCAGTCTTTTTTCATAATTCCACATTTACGCTTCACACCCCTTCCCATGGAAGAGGCGCCAGGCCCCAATTCCATTCTCTGTTATTAGGATCCACAGTTGCCAGGTTCAGCGGAAAATACTTGTCGGCAAATTCCGCGGACATTTTATTCAGCATCCGGTTGTAATAGTTGAAATAATTCAGCGCTTCTCTGTCAAAGGGATGGGTATCCAGATATTCGGTGAGCTCTACCACTACAAAGCTTACTATGCTGATGTTGTGCAGGCTGTGTTCCTGTTCCGGGTTCGCGCAGGGAGGGCAATTCTGACAACTCATTTTACACATCTCCTTCCTGTAAAGGGTTTGATCAATTCAGGAAAGATAGTACCGCATTTAAAAGCCTCGTCCAGATCCTCACAGATGTTGGTCATATGCTGCCAGGGGACATAAGCCATGGCTATGGGAAACTGTTCAA